CTTGGATTTAATGTGCCAGGTGTCCCACTCATTAGCACAAGAGATTATTTTCTCCTGCAATTACAGAGTTGGCTTACATCTATTCCACTACAAACACAATGGATTGCTGTTATTGATTCATTTCCTTACGCTTTAAGAACAAATATTCTACAATCTTTGGAGCGTACTGATGGTGCAAAAAAAGGATTTGATATTGATCAAGCTAAAACATTGCTTACCAGTTTTCCTTTTCAAAAAGTTATTGGCTGTGTATTTGCCCAGGGGGTTCAAATTCCTGGAGAAAGCTACGGAGTAGATTCAGCAGCCATAGATAACAACAGAGGATTCATACCTGGTGTTATTGCTGGTTCAAGATCACCATACAGCAGCACACAATTGCAAATGACTTTTCTGGAAACCAACACTAGTTTTGTAGATTTTGTATTTCGCCCTTGGACTATGCTAGCCAGTCATTATGGTTATGTGGCACGTCAAGGCGATATGCCTGGCAGCAAAGATTATTTCAATGTTAAAAGCAACATCACATTGCTTTGCTACACACGTAGCTATCAAAATATCAGCCAGATTCCTAGAAAAGTATTCACCTTTTATAATGTGGTTCCTACAACTATACAGAATGAAAATTTAAATTATGGCGATGAGCCTACACAAGCTGCAGCATACACAGTAAATTTTAGTTATACCAATTACACTATTCAGAACAGCATGTATTTTCCATTAGCAGACATCATTAACAATGTTTCCAGCATTGTCAATGGCAAATACACACCACAAGTCTCCCCTCTACAAAACGGCAGTCTCAACGGCACTACAAACCTCAATCCGGCTGGTTTCTTCTAATTGTTTTCATAAATCTGCTTATGACGTTTTATCTAAATTGCTGGGTGCCCAGCTTGCAAAATTATGTAAAGATTCAAGAGCTCACAGTGAAGCAACTCGGCATACTCGCAAAGTATTTGGTCAATGAAGATAATGAAGGCATAAATTATTGCTTCAATGAAATTATAAAGAACAATCTCAAAGACCCAGATCTTTTTGATAAGCTGGACAAGCTAGACAAATGGTTTATTCTGAGCTTCTTAAAAGCGAGCAACATATCGCCACTTATTATTATAAAAGCTAAGAACCCTGATGATACAGACTGCACCATTGACCTCAGTCTCATTGATATTCTCACACAAGTATCAGAATACAAATATAGATTTGAAAATAAACTTGAGATTAAAAATTTTATAGCAACATTTCAAATACCCAAGGAACTATACACAGAAAATATTCTAGCAGATGCTGTCAATAGTGTGCAGTTGGATGATAAAATAATTGATTTTAGCAGACTGCCACACAGGCAAAAGATACAATTCTTCTTGAGTTTGGAGCAGACTCTGCATGATTTGCTACTCTCTTACACCAAGGTTCAAGATGGTAATAATGACGCTTACTTGATTAAAAATGTCAATAATCTTAAAAATTTATTTGATATCAAATTAAATTTGTTTGATAATACGTTGTTTGCTTTTCTCAAATCCATTTATTTTCCATATGTGCAATCTCTATATGGCAAGAAGTATAACCTTGTGAGTAAGATTGGGCTAAGTTTAGCAGAGATTGATAATTTAACTCCTTTTGAAACAGATATTTATATAAATATTCTAAATACAGAAGAAAAGTCTTTAGCTGAGAAAAAAGACATTTCACGGTAATTAGTTTTTTAGATAAATATCTATATGGATGACATGTTTACTGAACAAAGTGATTCTTTGTCGCAGTTGGCAAAAGAGCTTAAGAATGTTTCTTTTAGTTTAGATGATATACAGAAGTCATTGAATAAAAAAGATGCAAAATTTGCTACCACAATTAATGCTCCAAGCGTTGAGAAGACCGCAGATGAGAGAGACAAGAGCCAGGCAAAAAATGATGCTGCAGAAGCTTTTCCAGTACTAGTTGCTATTGAAAAGAATGAACCTCAGGTAAAGGCTGAGGAGAATGTGCCTGTGCAGCCTTTGTTGCAAGAAGAATATTTGAACAATAGTCAACCACAAGCAAACAAACCAGAGAGTATACCTGGTGCACAAATACCCAAAGAACAGCCAAGCATACAGCAAAACTTTTTTACCGTCAAAGAGGAAGCCTCTCAACAAATTTCAACTTCAAAAAATGCTGAAGAAAAACAAAATAAAAATGATGCACAACCGGAGAAATTACAAGCACCAGTAAGAGAAGTGCAGGTTATTGAAAAAGCTCCTGAATCAAAGATTAGTAGTGCACAACAGAATACAGTAGTGCCAGAAAAAGAGCCTACCAATGTACCAAACCAAGAAACAAACACCACAGTTATTAAGAATGAGATTATTGAAAAAATACAGCAGCCTGAAACCAAAGTTATAGAAAAGATAGTAGAAAGACCAGTTTTAGCACCTGAAACAAACAAGATTAATAAAGAGCCTGCTAATATTATTGTGGAGCGTCCAGCTGAAGCAGCAGCACCTGCAGAAAGGAAAGCACAACAACAAACAAATAGGATTGTTAACGAAGAGCCAGCACAAGACATTAAAAAGACTCAACCTGAAATGCCTGCCAAGCTGAATGTACAGGAAGAAAGGCCTGCTGCAGCGCAACCAGGCAAACTTGAGATAATAAATGAGAGAGACTTAAAATTAGCTGCTACTAATCCAAAAGATGTTTCTCTATTAAACATAGAGAAGATAATGTCCATGCTGGCAAACACCTTGAATAAAAACCACCAGCAAGTACTCAATCAATTGACTGCTCTAAATAACGTAGCAAATGAAATTGTACAGTTACTTCCTATGCTAGCACAAAAAACAGGAGCATCTTCTAGTCCCCAATATTCAAGAGAATACAAGACTGTTGGTCAGGGTAAAATTAATGAATTTAGAAACCTAACATCTGATATGTTTGCACCTAACAGGGCAGACACCAGACCAACACTATCATAATATGCCACAGTTATATCAATATCAAAATTTTGGCATTGGTACTGGTGAAACATACAGGCCTCGGCTAAATGGTGCACCCAAGCTGGTACCTGCTGGTGGTACTAATGCTGCAGCAGGCAATAGCAGCAATTATATTCAAAATGATAATCCTGGTTATTCATTAATTGATGTCATAAACAAGTTTCAATGGACAACCACACCACCTACAGGCAGACAGGAAGTACCAGCAATTTATTTAAAAGAAAAACGACTTGTTACAAATGCACTAGTTGCACAGGCCATTTATTATGGCTTAGCTGTTGCCGCGGTTGGTGGTGGCGGGGTAGCAGGATTTAATGCGTTACCCAATAATATTCAGTCCGTAGTTCTTGGTGCTGCGGGTGTTTTTGCTGGAAAACAGATAGGTGGGGTGCTGGGGTCTGTGGTGAATGGCTTAGGTCCTCTTGCTGGGGCTTTGTCCAAGAGCCCGCAGATAGGACAGGCAATTTCTAATCTAGCAGGATTTGTTAGCCCTACTGCAGGTGCATTTGGCGGCTTGTTTGGTTTATCTGTTGACACTGATCTGCCTAACAAAGGTTTGGCTTTTGCCGACGGGGTGCTGCAAAACTTGCAGGCTTATATACCGCAGCGTTTTAATATTGAGAGCCTGGCTAGTGACACCTTGAAGCCTTACGAGGGTTTGTATATAACAGAAGATACAAAATTTTTGTATAATTTTCCATACTTTAGCGATACACAGAATAGTGTATATAATAATTTTGATTCGCAAGATGAAGCTTTCACACAAATCAATCCCACAGGCACACAATACTTAACAGAAGCAGTAAGAGATCTGGCCATGGGCGGATCAGTCTTATTTAACATGGATGCCCCGGGCATTTATATTGAAAAGCCTAAGTTTTATCAATTTGGTTCAGCTGGTGAAGAAATATCTTTTTCATTCCCACTCATAAACACCGGGTGGTCGACATTTGATGATGTTATCACCAATTGGCAATTACTATATCTACTCACCTATCAAAACAGACCCAACAGAAGAAGTAGGGATTTGATAGACCCGCCAGCCATATATGAGGTGACCATTCCTGGTGTGAGGTATAGTCCTTTTGCATACATCAAGCAGCTGGAGGTTAGTTTTAAAGGTTCACGCAGAAGAATGAATATACCTGTTCCTTATGCTGGTGGCATAACTAACATTAACACCATTATACCTGATGCCTATATTGTAACTATTAAACTGCAAACCCTTATTGGCGAAACACAGAACTTCTTATATTCCATGATTTCAGACAAACAGAATTTAGTTACCGTGACAGATAGTTATAATCCTGCAGATTATGCTTCGCAATTAATGAAACAGTCTTATAACCAGGTACAGCAATTAACTCAAGCCAGAACTGAGCCATCTTTCTTGCAAGGCGTGAGCAATGCATTAGGCACAGGCGCTACAGCTGTGGGTGGCGCACCACGCGGTGGAGGATTGCAATGACAAGTTTAAGTGCATTAGGTTTTTTCAGAAGAGATACAAGTCTTTTTTCTGAAATACCGGAGAATAGTTATGAGAATATTTTTAGAATATATACATCTAAGTATTTTTCTGACAAAGAATTTTACTTTTACAACATTTTAAATAGTGTCTATATACCTAAAGATGTCCCACCAGCATATTACTACACCATTACTATAAACAGACTTCTACCATGGACAGCCATTAGTTACAATGAATACAGAACCATGAACCTGTGGTGGCTCATTTGCGCTGTCAATCAAATCAGTAACCCTGTAAGATACCCAGTACCAGGTACGCAATTAAAAATTATTCGTCCAGAGTTTGTAAGAACAATATTAGATAATATTAAAACACAGTTAGTATGAATCCAGTTATAGATAATTTGCTCCTAGATCCAAAAGGCTCTACAGTACAGATTCAAGACAACTACTACACCTTTAACGTTACTCTTATCAATTCAGATGGCAATACCACTGGCATACGTCACAATGCAATAGTTGACTTGTGTTTTATGGAAGATTTGCGCTTCTTTTACAATTATGGTTACATGGTAATGGATAACAAACTTGATGTCTTGGAGAGTGCAGAATCCATATCTACGGGGTTTGATGGCGCGCAACAAAAGGCTTTTGTTCCGTTTACTTTTAGAAATGATGGTAGAGACTTACTAGCCATTAATATTGTGCCGCAAGTTACCTATGAAAATGCAGATGTAGGTGATACACACAACAGAGTCAAGACACCCTTCGCTTTAAACGGTCTTTTTTCTATCTACGACACAGAAGATATTCTTTCTGAAGATAAGAATAAGAAGATGCACAAACTTTATTTTAGAGATTTCTCTTATCAGTTGTTAAAGGAGAAAGATTCCTACTATAGCACCGGAAGAATTAAGAAAGGTGTCAGTACAACAGACAGAAGTATAGAGACAGGACTGGTCATACGATCAATTTTACAGCAAGCTTTGGCCAGTGATACCAAGGTACCTTCTACATTTAGTAGCTCTTGGGATACTGGTTCAGAAAAAATATTTTATAGTAGCCCACCCAATAATAAGGCTATAGATGATATCAATTATTTGCTTTCTTACCATGTGAGTGATGCAGCAAATTCATATTGCCCTTCGATATTAAGACATGACAGAAGTGGTGTTTGGTCTTTAACACCCATAAAAAAAATACAAGATGGTGCTTACTACAAAGGCACACCGCAGCTAGGAGATTTGGGTGGCCCTGGCAATATTGAAACATTTGTTATCGTGAGGCCAAGCATTGGTGAAGCCCCTGTACTCAATGGCCCGCAACGTGATCCTAGTCTTTCCATATTTTCTAATAGTTTTCTTGATTATTCTTATGCAGAAAATTTTCAGAGCTCAGGCATGACAGCAGAGGATATTCAGAGTGGAATGGTGACCACAGCAGTACACAATTATGATTTTAGCAAAGGCTTGTTTAGCATAGACATGAAAGACAATAGCTTAGAAGCCATAAACAAAACAAGTGGAGATTTGTTTGTGAAAAATCAAAAAGGAGTAACTGGCAAGAGCCCTGCATCCAATTTAAACACCAATTTGCTTCGAACTGAGAACAAGAATATTAGACATGAATATTCTATTTCTCCTAATCAAAATACCAGACTTGGAGCAGGCAGAAATCAGGCTATACTTTTACAGTTTTTCAATAATGGTACTATCACTTTTAGAACAAGAGGCAAAACAGATCGCACAGTAGGTAAATTTATTAATGTCAAAAGAAATGATAATGCCAATGACAGTGCATTTGATAATGCTCTTATGGGTAGTTACTGCATTGTTAAGATTGAACATTCATTTGTTAATAATCAATATGTGAATGATATTATTGCAGTCAAGAATTATAATGCCGCACCAACAACTTCATCTAATAATGTACTATGAGCACCTCTCTTTTTCAAACCACAACAGATCCTAAGCTTACCGGCATAGGGCTGTTTTATAAAAAGGATTTCTATAGCAAAGCTTCAAACTTTTTAGATGCTGTAAGCAATCATTCAGATCAAATCCAGAAATTTATAGATTTTCAAAAAACCAAAGTTTCAAATGACGTAGTTACAGCGCAAGCAGAGTTCTTTGCTAAGCTAGATACAGAGCTATCTTCCATGCAGCCACAGTTTGCAGCCAATTGGATTAATCAGTTAAACAGCAGTCTTACTGAAGTTAAGAACCAAGTGAGAATAAAAATAGGTGAAGGCATACATTATAAGCAGATAAGCGATAGCATTGGAGGCATAGTCAAGATAGAAAATTATTTAGATGATACAACCCAGCTAGTAAGTGATGTGAATAGCCAGCAAACCATGTCGCCTTTGCGTTATGGGGCAAGTCTTACCAATAAATTGAGCCCTACAACTACACTTTTACTCGGTGAATTTAGTAAAAAGGTGAATACTGTTTTTAGAAAAAATATACAGAACATTCAGGATACCATCAGCAGCAGCAACAAAGCTCATGGTAGTAATTTGGTACCAGATACACAACATTTTAAGCGCATGAAAGAAGTCTTCACAACGTATACTACCAAACTACAATCTGAATACAAAGGACTATACAACATTATAGACTATTATTGCAAATATAATCCGCGCACAGGCACAGGTAATTTGCAGGTTGTTACTGATTATAACATCACAATTGATGTGGAGGGTCAAGCCATAAATCAAGATTTGTTACAGAATCAACTGGCCGAAACAACAAGCAAATTGACTACGATGAAAGTGCTGGGCTAATACTAACAGTTATAGCTTCAGCTTCTATAGTCTTGGCCTCGTCCATTATTTTCTTGAAAATTTCGTCACGGCTCATGAGTAGCCGTTCTTTGCGATCATCATCTTTCAAAGTCTTTCTAGATTCAATTTCCATGGTCTTAATTTCCTTGGCTGTTTCTTTCTTCATTTGCATAATATGAATATCTTTGACCACGGTAAGAGCACTAGCCACAGCTTTGAGAGCATCTGATAAAGCTAATACTTCTCTGCTTTCTGGATTATTCATCACATAATCCTTAACACCTTCAACAATTTCCAATCCTTGTGTCACAAGCTTCCCGGTGCTATTCAAAACAAACTGTTCAAGATTTTCTCTAGGCAAATCATATTGTTCTGAGCTAATTTTCTTTGAATCAGAAGCTGAAACTTTGAGTTGATCTATGAGATCATCTAGGTTATATTCTTTTTCTTCAGACATATGGAGTATTTATCCTTGAATTCATCAAACGGTAACTTATATTATACGTATGGAATCAAATTTACCACCTTACGAACCAAAGATGCTATTTGAGAAGACGCATCCAGAAGCGCAACTACCTAAAAAGAATTTTGATTCTGATTCAGGCTGGGATTTGTTTGCGGTTGAAAACACTACTATCGACGGTCTGAGTCAAACCGTGGTACCTGTTGGCCTCAAGCTTGCATATCTTGAGCCAGGTTATTGGATTAAAGTTTGTTCTAGATCTGGATTGAGCTTCAAGAGCGGTGTTTTGGCTCACCCAGGGGTTATAGATCAAAATTATAGAGGTGATTTAGGTGTATTGCTATACAATCACCGGCAAACACCATACACAGTTAACAAAGGGGATAGAATTGCACAGTTGGTGTTGCATTATAATATTCACATGACTATTGGTTGGGGCACAGTTCAAAATACAGACCGTGGTGCTAGTGGTTTTGGAAGCAGTGGTAAATAAAAATGGATGTAGATAAATTTTGGATTGAGAAATACCGCCCAGCAAAACTGGAGGATATTGTATTATCTGAGCCCACAAGAAACATACTATCGGCCTTTGTAAAGAATGATGAAATTCCTAATATTATTTTCTGTGGCCATGCAGGCATTGGCAAGACTACTACATCCAAGGTTTTGATTAAATTGCTTGATGCAGAGCATATTTATCAGAATTGCTCAGAGGTTGGTATTGATGCTGTGCGCAATGACATAACTGGCTTCAGTAGAACCAAAAGTTTTAATGGTAAGAAGAAGATTGTGTTGCTTGATGAGGTGGATGGAATGGCCTCTATTGAAGCACAGCGCTCTTTGAGAAATGTTTTAGAGGAGTATGCTGCGCATTGCAGATTTATTCTGACTTGTAACTATAAGCACAGAGTTATTGGACCATTGCAGAGCAGATGTCAAGCAATAGATCTTGAGCCTAGCATCACTGAAGTGCTCAAGCGGTGTCTTTTTATTCTCAAAACAGAAAATATTGCTGTTGATGATGAATCAAAGAAGAGGCTTGTGTATTTGGTGCGCAAGTATTTTCCTGATATTAGAAAGTGCATCAATGAGATGCAAAAATTTAGTGCAACTGGTGCTTTGTGTATTCCGGATTTGAATAGTCAGGATGAATTTTCAGATAAAATTATTAAACTTGTATTGGGCAAACAAGTTTTACAAGCGCGCAAGCTCATCATTGAAAATGAAGTTTCTTTCAGGGGCGATTATGCCGTATTAATGAAGTCTTTATTTGATTGTTTGTGCAATGGCAATTATTCGCTATCCGAACACCAGAAAAAACTATGGTTAATCACTGTAGGTGAATATATGTACAGGTCTTCTTTTGTATTAGACCAAGAGATTAACTTTTATTGCTTGTTGCTGGCTTTGTCTGAGATTACCGCTTAGGTAGATATCTGGCAGTGCCTTTTGCCACAGCAGGGCTCTTGGCATCAACATGAGGTGAACTTGGTATCACAACATTTGTATTGTTGAGTTTTCTGTCTCCTTCAGAGTCCTTCTTGTTGCCCAGATCACTGGTGCCAGTTTGTCTGTATGGGGACATGGCTATTTCTTCTTCTTTCTCAACCTCTTTGGGCTCTATATTGACATCACCTTTTCTTTTCAGGCTGTCTGGTACTGGAGGCATGTTGGGATACACATCTTTATAGACCAGAACATGTGCTGGTACTGTCAAGAAATCTTTGTACAAGCCGGGTGCTAGCTCCAAAACTATATCAATTAGAAATTTATCTGCTTCATTTTGTACATCACCAGAATGTGTTGTTGGTCTGACAGCTTTAACAGCACTTACTCTTATGTTTAACCCACTATCAATGAATTGTTTAACTTTATCCAAATAGTTTATACCCTGATCTTTGAACCATTCATCCTTCATGCAACCGTCAGCAAACTTAACCAAATCACCTGTCAAGAAACCACCACGTGTGAAGCGTTGAATAGCTGATTCGTACAAAGAGACAAATTTATTCATATTAGATATTTATGTTCTCAAACATACCTTTTAGAAACTATTATCTGTTTATAAATAATTTATATGGCAGCTATAGTAGTAAACTCTTTGAGCTTACCTGTTTCAGATGCTTTGTATAGGGATTTAAAGCTGGATTTAAAATTAAACTATACTCAAAATACACAATTGCAGAAAAAAAGAGAACGTAAAGACATTCAAGTGGAACAAGACTTGGGAGCCATAAGAAATAGCTTGTTTAATTTGTTCACAACAATACCGGGTCAAAAAATCTTGAATCCTGTTTATGGTTTGAATCTTGTGCAATATCTATTTGTACCTATCAGCACATCACAAGCACAGATTATTGGTGAATCAATCTTGACTGGCGTGAGGCGTTTTGAGACTAGAGTTAAAGTGCTCAATGTTAATGTTGAGACAGATTATGATAATAATCAATACAATATCTACTTACAATTGAGTGTTCCATCATTAAATATTACTCAAGTGAGCTTGAAAGGTGTTTTAAGTGAATCAGGGTACTATTTTAATTAATCATGAATAACAACACAACAAATAATAGCTTTGAGTTGCCCTTGAATGCATATGCAGCATTTGATGCAACTAACTTGAAGTCATTGATGCAGCAGAGACTCAATGATGGCGGTGTCTTCACCGATCAAATATTTGAGGGTAGCTATTTTAATAGTCTGCTAGATGTTATTGCATACAGTTACAATGTATTACTGTTCTATCTCAATAAAACAGCAAGTGAGAGTTTGTATAGCCAATCTCAAATATATGAGAACATGAATAAAATAGTTAAATCTCTCAACTATAATCCAGTTGGCTTTCAAACCAGTGTGCTTGCATTTTCAGCTGTAGCGCCTGAAACCATTGTGCCCAACGCCTATACCATACCAAAATTCTCTTTCTTTAATGTCAATGGTATCAATTATACTTTTACCTCTGACTACACTTTTATTAAATCTTCGGTAGGTAAAGAAGAGCTTACACAGCTCATGGATTCTGCTTTGCTATACCAAGGCACAATTGTAGAGTTTCCTCTGTATATTGCATCTGGCGCACCATATGAACAGTTTTCTGTTGCTGCAGTTGGGCCTGATGGTCAGAATGAAATTATTGATCACAAATCTATTTTTGTATTTGTAAGAGATGAAACCGGTATTTGGAGAGAATGGTCCAGGGTAGATAGCTTGTTTTTAACAAACCCTGATAGTGAGGTGTTTGAATGCAGAATTAATGAAAACCAGAGATACACAATTAAATTTGGAAATAGTGTCAATGGCAGGCAGTTGCTGCAAAATTATGCTGTAGCTGTTTATTACCTTAAAAGCGATGGCAATGCTGGCACCATTGGGCCAAATGCCCTGAACGGTAATCGACTGTTTCTGCTCAACACCCCGCAGTTTAATACCATTTTTAATGACACCAAAACATCTCAAAACTACATCAATCAAGCTGATGCTTCCAAGCTTCAATTCACCAACCCTAATGCTAGTACATCATTCTCAGATCTTGAAGATGTCAACAGCATACGCAATAATGCTACAAATACTTTTAAAACGCAATACAGATTAATTACCACAGGTGATTTTGAGACTTATGTAAAAACTAATTTTAGCAATATCATATATGATGTAAAAGCAGTTAATAACTGGGATTATACCGCAGAACATATGCGCTACCTGTATAACATTGGCTTAAAATCTCCAAGTGAAGACAGCCGCGTACTTTACAATCAAGTCAATTTTGCCGATAGTTGTGACTTTAATAATGTCTATATCTATCTTGTTCCAAAACTACAAAAAACAAATTCAACAATACTTAATAATAATTTTCTTTCAGTTGGCTTGAAAACTTTCATAGAAAATGGTTTGAGACCATATAAAATGACAACATCAGAAATAGTCATGATGGATCCAGTTTATGTTGCTGCAGGGCTAGGTGTTGCAAGCAATAGTGAGATTACTTCCAGGGCCTTGACTACAGATATTAATTTATCAACATTTTTAAATATTGGACGTGATCCAGATAGTAGACTCAGTGAAACAGAGATTAAGAATAGAGTGTTGCAAGTTTTTAAAGACTATTTTGATGTTAAAAATGTCAAGCTTGGTCAAATTATAGACTTGGATGAAATTACTAATAAGATTTTAAATATTGAGGGTGTAGAAACCATAACCACGTCACGGGTAGTTAATGATCAAAATATTGAAAAAAGCGGTATTAGCTTAATTGTTTTTAACCCTGTTTATAGTGAACCTACTGAAGATATTCAAATAGTAAACCAGAACATCAAGTTACCCTACTTCAAGATACCATATCTGTATAATGCAGACAAATTATTAAGTCAGATTAGAGTATATACCCCGCCAGCAAATGGGTCTAGTCCTAGGGAGTATTAATTATGTCTCCCTTGACTGCAGTAAAAATACATATTACTGTATTTGATGAATTGTCAGCAGGATCATGCTACGCATCATACACTCTACCCAATACACCTTTCTACTTTAAGACAGTTTGGTATGATCAAAATTTAAAAACTAATTACAGTCAGTATCGTATTCTTTGGGAATTTGGTGACGGCACATATGTGGTAGGGCCCAGTGCCTCACATTTCTACAGTTACCCGGGCACATATGATGTCAAGGTAACATTGTATGACGCTAGCGGCACAACGCTGGAGGTTGTTTCATCTACAGACTCTGGGCCTCTTACTGTGAGTGCATCTAACGCTTTTCCAGACAAACTAGTCTTTCAACCTTTCTTGAGGCCTGAAGAAGATAGTGTGTATCTTCTGCCAGCAGGTCAGCTCAGCAAACCATTGGACATTGAGCGTTATAACAGCTGGCAAAATGATGAATATTTGGCAAAAAATAATTATTCTATTGTATTGTATGCTTCTGGTTGCAAAAGCGATTTCTTGAGTGTTTCTTCTTACT